GTGATGCCATTGAGAGAGCAAGTTGCTGATATCTTCAATGAGATACTTAGAATCGCAAGAATCAACGCAGATTTCAAAATCAATAACTTCCAAATCATCAATGAAACAATCGTTGAAGTAGAAGGAGATGCATCCAAAACACAAGACGCATTAAATGCCATGAGTCCATTGGTTGCAACCAAAGTATTGGATACCATGACACCAAATGAAGTGAGAGCTCTTGCATCGTTACCTCCGATTGAAGGAGGAGATGTGATTGCAAGTAATCAACCATCAACACCTCAAGCATAATGTTGTATTTTATCACTGAAACATATCTAAAAACAAACACACCAATCACTGCCAATGTGGATGTGACTGATGTTACACCATATATTGCAACTCAAGCACAATTAAGAGTGATGCCAATACTTGGGACTGTATTTTATAATTATTTATTGGAAGCATACAATGACCAAACATTGACACCTGAAGAGGAAGCTCTTGTTTTATTCATTCAACCGGTTGTTGCTTGGCGTTCAGCTGAAGATGCAATCTTTGGATTGACTTATCAACTCAAGAATAAAGGACTTCAACAACAATTCGGTGATAACTCATCCAGTGTATCACGTTCAGATGTTGCATTCGGCATGGAGCATTATGCTCAGAAAGCATCATTCTTTGAGATGCGATTGATTAAGTACCTGGTTAAAAACAAAGTAGAATTTCCTCTCTTCATATCACATGAGAATCGTGATACTGATTTACGACCTCAGATTGATTGTCATATGTGCGTGGGGAATTGCTTCATGAATGGTACTTGGACATGCGGATATCCAACTGATAATGGATATAACAATTCCATTTTGGTATTATGAGAAATCAACTGATGATATTAATTGCATCCTTTTGGGCAGTACTTTCACCGGTTATGCCAATGATATATTTGGCTATGTTGGCTATCTTCATTGATACTTGCTTCGGTATTTGGAAATCAGTAAAAAAAGGTGGTTGGAAATCATTCCAATCTCGTAGATTATCTCATACAATTTCAAAGTCATTACTTTACGGTGGTGCAATTATGTTCACATTTCTGATTGAGAAGTATATTGCCGGTGATATCATCGCTGAATTCATCTCCGTTGAGCTTATAATGACCAAAGTATTCGCATTCTTTTGTGTAATGGTGGAAGTCAAATCAATAAATGAATCATATGAGAGTGTGACCGGTAAAAATGTACTCGCAGCTCTTCGCAAATTCATCACAAGAACAAAGGAAAATTTGGATGACTTAAAATAATCACCATGAAAAAGTTGGATATACAAGAAATCAAGCAAGTACGGTTGAATGATAATCAGTATTTTGCTGAAGCATCACCTAAAACTCAAATCTATTTGCACCATACTGCCGGAAATGGTAACGCTGAAGGAGTTTCAAAGTATTGGAATGGTAATGATTCAAGAATCGCAACCGCATTCATCATTGGTGAGAATGGTACAATAGTTCAATGCTTCAGTTCAAAACATTGGGCGTGGCACTTGGGTATTGATCAAGAGGATTTTGTCCGCAATGGTGCAAAATATACCAATCTCAACAAATCATCAGTTGGAATTGAGGTATGCAATTGGGGATATCTCACAAAGAAAGGTGATAAGTTCTACAATTATGCCGGAGGTGTGGTGAATCCTTCATATGTGACTACATTGGACCAACCATTTAAAGGATTCAAGTATTGGTATAAATATTCAGATGCACAAATTGAATCACTTCGACAATTGGTTGTATATTTATGCGATACTTATGATATCTCAAAGGAATACAATGATTCGATTTGGGGTATTGATAAGGATGCATTTAAAGGAGCAAATGGAATCTTCACACATAACTCGGTACGGAAGGATAAAAGTGACATGTATCCATGTCCACGAGTGATTGAAATGCTTAAAAACTTATGAGATATATCTTAATTCTTTTTATCCTGGTATCGTGTTCCGCTGAGCACCATCTCAACAAAGCAATCAAGAAAGGATATAAATGTGAGGAGGTAGCTGACACCATCCGCATCACATCGGTTGATTCATTTCCGGTAATCGTGAATAATGAAATCCAATGGACCAAGTACATCACTGAGAAGGATACGGTCATCATGTGGAAAACTCAGTATATTCCACGCACCCGTTGGGAGAAAAAAATCGAATATAAATTAAAAAGAGATACTATCCGCCAAATTCAAAAGGTGGAAGTTGCCAAATATAAAAGCGAGAAGAAATCGAAAGCAAATATTTGGTTGTTTGTGATAGGATTTGGACTCGGACTATTCACCAAATACCTTTTCAAATATGCTCAAAAAGCACTCTAAAAACATTCACGAGCTTCACCTTGATGGAGCAACCGTTCAACTTGCAATGATGTCCGACCTTCACTGGGACAATCCAAAATGCGATTGGGATTTATTGAAAAGAGATTTTGACTATTGCCTTGAGAATGATATTAAGGTCATGGTCAATGGTGATTTCTTTTGCTTGATGCAAGGGAAAGGTGATCGCAGAGGAAACAAGTCCGACATCCGACCGGAACACAACAACGCAAAGTATTTGGATTCAATCGTTGAAACTGCGGTTGAATGGTTTTCACCATATGCTCACATCCTTACTGTCATCGGATACGGTAACCATGAAACCGCCATAATAAAATACCAAGAAACGGACATCCTTCAGCGATTCGTTGACCTACTAAACTATAAGAATGGCAGTAATGTGATGACCGGAGGATATGGTGGATGGATTATAATTCATCAGAAATATACCGTGAGCTCTTCGACCACAACTAAGGTGAAATATTTCCATGGCTCAGGCGGTGGAGGAATTGTGACCAAGGGAGCAATCAACTTGACCAGGGCATTGGAAACATACGAGGACTTTGATATATTCTCAATGGGACACATCCATGAGAATGCGTGTCGAAATGATGTGAGAGATACGGTGACTCATGTTCCCAAACATGGATATGTCAACCATCACAAAAATATTCACCTCATGCTTACCGGAACTTACAAAGAGGAATATGGTGATGGATCTAAAGGATGGCATGTTGAGCGAGGAGCTCCCATTAAACCAACCGGAGGTCGTATCTTAAAGATAAACGCAAAAGAAATCAAGAGAGAAGGCATAAGAAAAATGCACAAAAGTATCGACTCAATCAAATTTCCTTTGTAAATTAGCAACTCATTAGCGTGTGTAATTGGGGGTATCGGAAACGGTACCTCTTTTTTTATGGGTATAACCTTATTTTTGTCAACTTTTTTCAGGCTATAACTTGACATTTTACCCTCATTCTATTACAAGAATGTAACATATTTACCCTTGTTTTGTTACAAACATTTGCCAATATTTCGATTTATTGTCAATTGTATACGTAGTCAAATCCTACTTTAATGTGATTTTGAATATTATACTATTCATAAGTGGTCATATAAGTACCAAATACACACTATAATGTGTCTTATGGCACAAGTTACGTATCCGTATTTATACGCATTGATACGCATTGATACGTAAAATATACGTATTCACTTTTTACGCACTATATCAATAGTGCATCCAAAAATATGTAATACTTCAAATAATCCATCAAGCCTAATATTTGATTTACCTTGTTCAATTTTACGAATGACTGTTAATGCTATAGCAAACCTTTCAGAAAATTCAAATTGAGTCATTTTTATTTGCTTTCTTTTTTCTTTGACAAAAGTTCCTATTTTTAACATATCTAATCCTTCACCATCTGAAAGAATTTGCTCTAAATTATGACTGATTAACAAAGGGCTGATTAAAAAGCTATTTAATAAATAAGCACCATTGTTTAATTCTTTTTGAATCCAATATCTTTCTCTTGTATCTATATCATCGTTAACATTTACATATTCTAATACTTCAACTGATGGACAATGTCCTATTTGTTTAAGTTCATTTACCCATTGATTAATTTTTTCAGAGTGACTTTGTTTAAGGTGTTGCAAAGGACGTATCATTCCTTGTGTTGACTTACCTATGTAATGTATTGAATTTGTGAATGGGCATTTTAATGCGTAAATTAATTTTTTAGCTTCCATATTTATATCTGTTATAGTATAAAGATACAAAAATTAAGTGAATTTCTCCTGCATTACGTACTTTTCACGTATAATTTTCCCTAGTAAAACCTAGCATTTTAAAAATAATTGTAAAAAAAATAAAAATAATTGTTGATAATTGAAACATTATGTTTATATTTGCATATAAGTAATTCAAAAACAAACTTAAAAGCTATGAAAAAAGAATTAATGATTAACATTATCCTAGCAGAGAAGGATAAATTGTGGAATGAAATGATGGAGTGTATTGACAAACTAGGAATGCGTGACCCTATTACAGATGCAGCTGTTGCACGATGGGGGATTATTAATCAATTAGTAAAATCTTTAGGACTATGAAAACACTAAACGAAACACAGAAAGACTTTATCGGTGGTGCAATTGCATTTACATTATTTTGGTCTGTAATGCTTTACTTTACTGCTCCTAGCACTAAACTTAATGCTATACCTAGCATCGAAGCTTCATAGTTTTCTTTTCCCTTGTAACTAAAAACCCGTAAAAATTTTCTAGTGTTTCTTCATCTGCTTATTCCAATTA